TACTGACGGATCCGGACTCACAAATTTCTAACTCTTTCCACCCATCAAACTCACCCACACTTGAGCCACCTGTCGTAGACCATGCTATAATAAATCTATCTGCGTGACCGTGAGTGGCAGTTATTTTTTCCGCTACAGAAGGATGGTTGTTGGGCATATTGTTAATTGTGAATTGTGCAGGTATATCGCCTTGAAACCCTCCATCGGGTTCTACACACAAACCAAAAAACATTTTACTATTAAAGATATCCTGATCTGATTTTTCAGTTTCATCCACACAGGTTAAAATCAAAAAATCGCCATGCATAACCTCAGGTTTCCCGTTATCCTCATCATCCCTGTATGTAACCGCCATACGCATCGCTACTTTTGCGTCATCGAGGCTTTGAATTAATGAGCATGTGTATTGAAATTCGACGGGTTCAATCCAGTGAAGTACCGGCTTTTTGTTGCCTCCAATTAATGCTTGAGAAGTGTCGTCCTCCACACTAGCTGGAGAGTCTAACTGAGAAACAACCTCTGTAAGATTGTTTAACTCTTCTTTTAGTCTAGTAATTTCCTCGGTGAGGTCGTCTAAGTTAGCACTTTCAAAATCCATCACCCGATGTAAGTTATTTCTATTTTCCAGATTCTTTTAGCGGTGCCGTTATTACTATAAGAGAAAATCGGGGTGATTTTAGATGTAGATGAGTTGATCCTGGTAGTGGAGCCGGTACTTCCCGTAGTCACCAAGTGGCTCCTCGTCCAAGAGATCGCTCCCCCAATCCTAGCGATATACTGGCCCTTATAAACACAGTAGCTAAAAGGGTTTCCGGGATCTTCTGTAAAATTAAAAACGAGCCTTCTTTTACTTTCTCGGGTTGCCACAGTTTGCTGAAGAGACCCGCCAGGTTGAATGGGGAACCTCAATCCTGTAGAAGCCCCAGTGCCCGTGACTTTAAAGACGGCATTTTTAAAAACCTTAGTTTCTGATATTTGCTGACGATCACGAGTTAGCATTTGGATATCCACATGCACAGTGTTGGGTGCATAGGAGCTGTCAGACCCTCCAGAAATAGAAACCAAGCTGTCCGGTAAAGACTCACCAACATGAAAAAAGTTTTTGGTTCGAGCTATGACTTTTGACTGATCTGACCCCCCACTAGAGCCGAAGTCGTCAATTATTAAGCCGTTATGGTCGAAGTCTATGACCGTCAAAGGTGTAGATTTTGAACCAGACCCTTTAGCGGTTCCCACGGTCCAATAAGGAGCGCCGTGAGTAATCCATTCAACATCCCATATATCTAATCCAGGCATATACTGAGAAACCGAAGCCCGCCCGGGGAGCCATTTACCCATATCCGAATTCCCTACATTGGATGTAAGGTAGTCGAAAAGAGACTGCTGCCCGCCGTTAATAGAAACTTGAGGGATTGAAGTAAAACCTGAATCGTTAGAGTAGTTATAAGTTATAGCGTTAGGCTCTGACACCTTACCGGGTGCGTAATCCCAAGGAGTGTACTCAGAAGAATAAGAGGTACTTTCTGAATTGTTTGGGTGCTTACCCCAGTTTGAGCCGTACCCGTGAACCGCGTCATCTGAACGAAGAACAGCATATTTACGATTCAACCTAATTAAATCATGTGACTGATTAGTGGACTCCGAGAAAAACTGATTTCGAAGCTGTATAAACTCTCTCGTCAGATAAGCACGATCCATATCCCCGGTTGCAGGGGCTATTTGTTGATTAACTAAATAGTGATCGGTGTATTCTGTGTCAGTGTCACCAACAGGTAAAAATAAAGGGTCGGCCGGGGAGTTTAGCTCTGCCTGATTTACGCGATCGCCTTCGACCACATACTTTCGTACAATTTTCTGGAATCCAAGTTGGTTGTCCTGCGATATTTGCGGACGGTTTAACTCCCGAATTGTCAGGTCTTTGGCCATTGGCTTAGAACCCAGGTCTCTTGGTCAATCTAAGAGAGCCTTTGTGTTTTTGGGGGCTTATCAGTGTTCTTAGTCTTTTTCTAGCCTCTTCCGCATTACGAACAAGAAGCTCACGGTTTGCACCGTTATAGCGGGGATCCGCCAGTAGCTTTGCCTGCGCAATAGGGAATAAAATATCCCAGACTAAATCAGCCGGTAGTCTGGGCTCATCAGCATCAGCGACGAGATCAGAAGGAACAACGTTTGCATACAGTTCTACCTGATACGCTTTATCTGGCACAGGGTAGAGATAGAAGCGGGGTACTACTTTCGTATCAGCTCCCTGATCGCGATTGTCTAAATAATACCAGATCGGTCTCCCTTTTTCCGGTTCGTTGTCCTTGTAGTGTGGGAAATTTAACCCTCTTCCCGAAGGTGCACGGAAATCGTAAGCAAAAATAGATCTCGCTTTGATTTCCGCTTCCGGTCCCGTCATGGGTGACAGAGGCCCCTCACCTACTAGCTCAGGTATTTTGTCAACGGATACAACATCTGGGGTTAGGTCTGCTCCTGCTTGATCGGCTAAAAAGTCTAGCGTGAAACCTTTCTGTGCCCACATAGGTCTTTTACCATCAATAGGTGAGTAACACTCACGGTATGCCTGGTTTACAAATATACCAACCCTGTCCTGATCTACTGGGGGGAGGTCTGCGAGAGAGTCCGCCCCAAGCATGGAAGCGAGCTGATCCCGCAATGCTAAATATGTAATCGCAGCCATTAAGCGATTTTATGCGGATACGACTTCTTTTTCTACCGGTTGCTTTTTCTTGGACTTAGAGGTGGGTCTAGCTTTAGATCCTGCGCTGACCTGTACCTCTTTCTCTAGCTCTGGCTCCGGCAGCCATACGGAGAAAAACATCGACTTATAAAGTTTTCCCTGCGTTCTAAAAATATCATCCACTTCCTTTTGATTCTTAGGCTCATAAGCGTAGTGCCTAATTTCTTTGTCCCATAAGAACTGATATCTCACTTGAGACATACCTTTAACACGAATAGCGGGAGTAGTTCCCATCTGATCTCTTTTTCCGATTATTATTATTTTCATGATATATATAAAAAGCCTCCCCCCAGCAATGCCGGGGAGAGGCCAGTTTTAGGGATTTGTGGGCAGGGGAAATGCCATCAAGCTTACGCTTGAGTAATGGAAAGACCAGGAACCTGACGAACAACTTCAACAAGTTGAACGGAAGGAACGCGGCCGCGGGTGTCCTTACGAGCTCCCATTCCGTAAACCGACTGAACGCCGACTGCGGAGAGGTGTGCTTCGTTTCCGGAGTTAGCGAAATCGTCGTAATGGAAGATTTGCTCACCGTAGATTTTTCCTTTTGCGTAGTACATCGCGTCTTTACCCATCGCCAATGCATACCCGATAGGAGTACCAAGAGCGTTGGCTTGTACGAACAATGCGCCAGCGGAGAATGAGTTTGATCCGTCAGCTTTAAGGTTTGCCATATTAGCAACATCAAAACCAGTTGCAGCATTAGCAACACGAGCTAAAGCACCACCGCTTATGTTGGAGAAATCTCCAGCAGTAGCAGCAGCAGCAGCGTCGTAAGAGTAAAGAGCAACGGTTCCGTCGGTGTCGATACCTAAGATGTAGTAGGTAACTCCAGCTTCTTCAACAAGGTCAGTACCGCCACCACCAGGGATGTCGATAAACGCTCCGCGGAAGTTAGCCATGAAATCTCCATTGGTATCTCCAATTAATGCACTTGCGTCAGCAACTGCTGAGTAAGCGTAGAAAGTAGGAAGAAGAGGAGAACCTTGGCGTCCACGAGCTGTGTCGATAAGAACGTTATGGTTAGCGATGATGTTGTTGTCCCACTTAGCGTATGAACCGTTGTACAACTTATTATTGTCACTTCTAGCGTCAGCTTGAGTGATTGCTTCTAAGTAGTCGGGGTCAGAACGGAGGGGGCGTAAGCAAGCGTCAGGAGCGAAGAACAAGTAACCAGGGATTTCTTGGTTGATGTCTCCACCAGTGCTCATAGGCTCACCGCCGTTAGCGATAAGAGCTTGTTTTGCTTCCTGGATGATGTCGGTGGAAAGACCGTCAACATATTTAAGGTCGCCGTTTGCGCCGGTTCCGTATCCGCTGATCAAGTTTCCGCCTGTGTTCAAGCAGATTTGACGAAGGGAGTATTGGATTTGGTCTTGCTCGGTGCGTGACATCCACTCGGACATAACCTCAGCAGAAAGCTGGTCGATGGTTTTACCGGTGAAGCGCATAAGCTTAAGGACTTGGGTCCAGGAGACAGCGTGACGGACAAGGTCAACTTCGATACTGAAAGTTCCGAAATCGAGGGTGTCAGTAGCGTTCTTGAGGATAGACTCCCCACGGACGCCTTGTCCACGAATTGGTGCAACAGTAGTGAATGTTACTTTGTCAGATCCGCCTGCGCTAAGATCGCGTTTTTCAGTGATTGGTTTACCGCTTCCTTCTCCGCCGATGAACTTGGCGAATACGTTTTTTTCGCGAGCATCGCGAGAAACGAGCTCGGACCAAAGGCGTGAGCGTAAGTCGGAATTACCGTCTCCTTTAAGAAGATCGCCGTATGACGTTGTGTTTGATAATAGATCCACATTGCCCAAGTTCGCACCGAAGGTGTCGGCTTGAGTTGGGACAACTGGAGGAGTTGAGAATTTTTCAGCCATTTTATTTAATTATTTATAGGGTTTTAGATTTCCCCGATTATCTTAAAGGTTGTGCTCCTCCAGGATTCCCAAGCAGGGCATATAAATCGTTATTGCTCATAGTGGGAACTTGTTGAAGTAAACCTTCGCGAGTTACAGGGGTGTTTACAGGTTGTGCGGCAGTTCCCGTCGTCAAGACCTTTGCCTGAGTTCCCATCTGTGGAGCCTGCGGCTGAGGAGCAACAGCTTGTGGCTGAGGTGCTTCCTGCGGTGCTGGAACTATAGATGCAAATTCATTGGCGAGTAATTCAGGCCATTTTGGCGAGTTGAAAACTGCTGCGTAGTCGGGGTCCGATTGAGCGTTCGCGACATAATCATCAAACTGTTTCCGATAAACAGACTGCTTATCAGATAGAGCGGGATAACGATCGTAAACTCTGTCTCGGCTTTCCATCGCTTTACTGCGATGGGTTTGATAAACCTGCTGCTCTCTTTCCTGCTCCATCTGCTGTTTACGGAGAGTTAAGTTTTGCAGTTGAAGCTCTTGTTTCATTATGTCCCTCTGGAGCCTAAGTGCTTCAGTGGTTTCAAGATCTTCCGCTGCTTTCTCAACTTTTCCTTCAAGCTCAAGAATGGTAGCGCGAATGTCGTCAGCCTGTTGATCTATGCCTGCGATTGGGTCGGGCTCGTTCGCCTCGACTTCATCCTGTGTGGGCGTTAAATTTTGATTTGAATTAGGGGTGGGAGCAGTTTCTTGTCCGTATATTACACGAGATGCATCGGCAAATGATCCGCTAAATCCTTCCGATCTGTAAAGATCTATGACTTGCTGATCTAGCTCGTTTCGAGGTCTAATCCTCCGCTTCCCGAGCTTTTCGTCCTCTGCTTCCTCAGCTTCCTCTGCCTCCTCTTGGCTTTCGACCTCCGGCTCTTGGCTTTCGGCTTGCGGCATAGGTTCCACGGCTTGGGTCTCCGGGATTTGCTCCTCGGCTACTGGCTCTGGATCCTGGGCTTGAGGCTCCTGCGTTATACCTAATGCACTGCGCAGTTCGTCGGTTGACGCCTGCTCAATGCTGAACTGTTCCTGTCCTGTTTCTTGCGGGGATTCAACCTCCGCGATTGATGTTTCCATAACGCGAAGATATACAATCGGTTACGCCAATGTAACCGGTTGGAAGAAATAAAATTACCCGTAAGTACCTTTACGAACAGGTTTCTTATCGCCTTTTTTGGCTTTATCTTTACCAAGGCAGGTGCCGAATTTAGCGCAAAGATTTTTTCTTGCAGGGTCGCATTTTTCGCAGTGTTTAAATTCTTTAGCCATCAGTCTTTGTGTTTAAGTGTTTGAATAAGTTTAGTGATCATATAGGCAGTCGTTGCTATACCGCAAACGATTGCAATTATATCACTCCACTGTCCCAAAGAAACAGTTGCTACAGTCCCCCCAAATCCAACAATCATAGGCGTATCACTCATTTTAAATTATCTGTTTTTAGTTTTTTGTTTACAAAATGTCTGCCGTACCAAAATTGAAAGATGAAATAGATTATCGAAGCCAAAGCGCCGAGCATCAGTACATCATAAATACCATCGATCGTCTTCTGGAACCACCCCTTGTGCTCATTTAAACCGAGTTCCACGATCTTTTTTACATCTCCGGAAGTTAAAGCTTCAACCTTTGCGACTGCTTCTTTTACTTCTTCTTCTGATTTTAAAACCTCCCCGCTAGCAGCTCCAGCAAATGCGCCAAGGGCCCCACCTCCAGGTCCTCCGACCAAGGCCCCTACTCCACCACCTACGGTTGCACCGGCAACAGGGTACAGCTTTTTAAAACTACATGACGATGATAGTAGTACAAGTATAGCGAGGACGATTTTCATTAGCGTAAAAAAAGGGGCCGGAGGAATTGCCTCCAGCCCCTTAAGAGATTCAATTTACAAGGCTCTTTGAATTATGCATTCAATGCAGATGTAAATTCTGCTAAAGAACCAAGGTTGTCAGCACCGATGAAAACATCATTAACTTTGATGTCCATAAGCTCAGCGGATGAGTCATCGCTGGAGATGTCGGTCGAAGATGCGGTTGCGCTAGTTTTGTAGCATACGAACTTGTCTTCACCTTCGTCGAATACCAATGCAACATTGTCCTCGGAGGATCCACGTTCCATGATAAGCCCAACGTCATTTCCGTTGTTAGCGCTGTCATTTGCTCCGTCATTGAGAAGCATGATCGAGTCTTTAACCTGGGAGTTAACAGTTTCAAGACTTGTGGTGGTACCTTGAACGGTAAGATTACCGGAAAGAACCAAGTCAGTACCGTTTACAGCACCGGTGAAGGTCGCGCCAGCAAGGTTAGCTTTTGCTGCGTCCAATGCGGAAACTGCTGCTGCACGAGTTGATGCTTCATTGGAAACTGCGGTTTGGCGATCAGTAACTTCTTGTGCGAGGTTTGCGGTAAGAACTCCTTCAGCAGCAATTGCACGGGTTTCTTCAGCGTCGATTTCGCCTTGAAGAGCGGTGTCTGCGGAAGCTCTGGTGCTTGCTTCAGAAGAAACAGCAGCGATACGAGCAGTTTCTTCGTCAGAAATAGCAGTAGCGTTAGCAGATTCTGCGGCTCTAGCGGTGGTAGCTTCAGCGTCGATGTTGCCTTGAAGAGTGGTGTCAGCAGCTGCACGAGCGGATGCTTCGTTAGAAACTGCGGTGGTACGATCAGAGATCTCAGTGTTGAGATTGCTGGTCAATACACCTTCTGCTGCGGTTGCGCGAGTTTCCTCATCGCTTATAGCGGTAGCATTAGCTGCTTCTGCTGCCCTAGCGGTTGATGCTTCGGTTGCGAGGTTTGTGGTAAGAGTGCTGTCAGCGGCTATACGTGCTGCTTCTTCGTCCGAGATTGCGGAATTAACTCCGTCGATCTTGGTTTTTACTGCACTACCGATTTGTGATAGAATATTAGACATAGTTTTGTATGTATTTTTGGGTTAGATTAATCTGGGTTAAAATAGAAAAGCCTGTGCTTCCCGTAAGGAGAATGATCGCCTATATTTAGCGGTTTCTCAATCGGTTGCCCGGTTTTACAACCGGTCGCACTGACCGCAAATGAGCGTTACTAATCGGTTATGGGTGCAAGAGAAAATCGATACCTATCTCCAAGACAAATCAGGGAGCGCATGGATGTTTCTGCTGGAACCATTAGACGCTGGGCGAAACAATATGGATGGGAGAGGAAAGAAATAAACGCGCGGGTCATAAGATATTTGGCGTCAGATGTAGAAAATAGTCTGGGGGTGTCCTTTGAGTAATTTAGCAAGCGCTATCGGGTCGGCGGTCAACTCTATACGGGGCCTTGTAAAAATTATAGATACCGAGAATAATATAAAATCTCGAAGCTCAGACCCTGCCGGATCCCTCGCATTAGGATCCGATACAAATAAATTATACATTCATGTCGGTTCAGGCTCATGGGTGGTTATAAATACCAGTCCTGCGTAAGCCCTTTTATTGAGGCTGTTACAAAAGGTAAAGACTCGGCAGTTAAACTGTCCACCCGGATATTAGCATCTCTTCGCGCAATCCTTGGGGTTTGGACCTCCTCATAAGGAAATATAAGATCGCGCACAAAATCATGCGCTCCGTTTTTCTTTAACCACTCCCAATATAAAGACCTTGTACCCTCCTCACATTCAAGGAGTACATCAAGCTGACGGAATACGGTTGCGTAAAGCGTTGTATCTCGGAATGCGCTGATTGAGGAAGGAGGCTCGCTTAAAGCTGCCTCTATCCTAAGAATCATGTTATTCTACAGGTAACTTCTCGGTCCAATTTTCGTTGGACAGGATTTCTAAAATTTCCGAATGCGAAAAGCTGGGCTTACCAACCAAAAAGCTAGGAGTCTCACCTTCATATTTAACAAATGTCTTATCTCCTGCTACATTGTACCTTAATGTATCGGTGGAAGTTTCTAGTACTTGGTTAAAGTCAACAGAAGATACTTCCGAAGCGTCAATGATTACGTAGTTTCTCATAGTTATTAGTAAGAACGGTTAGGAAGGAGTGTCAGAGGAGAAGGTTGGTCCATTGACGAGAGTACCGTCAGCACTTGAGCCTAATGATCCTTGGTTAGTGATGGTTGTTCCGGTCCCTCCGTCGTCATCGCCCATTCTCCACCAAATTTCTGGAGCCGTGCTTAGGTTGTTTAAATCTACAGCTCCTGCTCCACTGTTGTAGATGTTAGCAATATCACCTGAAGCATCACCTGACCAAAGAGCAAACTCGTCGATTCTACCGTCAAAAGGACGATAAATAGAGCCTGAACCAAATCGAGCACCTAAATGAAAACCGTTGCCGGCACTGGCTAAACTATCGGGTGCTGTGGGAGCAGTTGAAACTGAATTTCCTACTTTAACACCGTCTAACCATAAATCATACCCAGCGTTTCCGGGATTGGTTGAAGAGTTACTTACCCATGCAGTCATGACATGATGCCAACCACTTGCAAGCGATAATCCTGATCCTGTGTATCCAATGGCTCGCCACACACCGCTTTGTTTATATTGCATAGATATTAATTCGTTGGTCAACCCGGTTTGGCTACCAAGCACGATTCCGAAATGATAACCAACGGTGTTTAAAAGAACCTGACCTGTAGAAGTGGTTGTAATAACATCGTCATTATAGAACCACATTGAACAAGTTCCTAAAGTAGTTCCTACAGTTGGACCTGATACAATATCGTTTGTGCCGTCAAAGTCTACGCTGTAGGCGTTAGAGAAAGGTGCGGCTCCGGTGCCATCGGAATCTATATCGACCCAGGAGCTGCCGTTATAAACGATGAATTTATTTGTGCTTGTCTCGAAGTATGCCTTGCCCGCAACTGCGGATCCGGTGCTTCTGTCTGCGATTGTATCTATAGATGCCATGATCTTATAATTCCTCCATTGGAGAGGTCCAATTTTCGTTGGACAGGATTTTTAAAATTGCGTAACTTCTCATAATCAGTGAGCGTTGGCCAAGAATGTCAGTGTCAAGCATCGGCTTGGAACTCTTTCCACGCGGTTCCGTTATATACTAGAACGGCGTTATCACTGGCGCGGAGAACGACATCCCCCGTAATCGGGGTTAGCGCGTCAATCGCGGCTTGATCAGCGTAAATATTTATATCACTCATTATGCGTCGTTGTTATAGGTTTGCCATGCGGAACCATCAAAAATGTAGAGATCGTCAGTATCAGTTCCGTACATAATAGTACCTGCTGAATCACCGGACCGCGACCGGATGTTAGATTCTGTATCGCCGGATATATTTAAGGTGGCGATGATATCAAGGTAGTCAGATTTTACTGCCTCAATAGTGCTTTGCTGCCAGAAAGAACCGGTCCATATATAAATCAGGCTGGTGTCGCTGGTTACAGCAATTGTGCCTTTAGGGTCAGAGTCACGACCCAAAACATTAGCGGCGGTATCAAAAACAGTGACGGTTACATCAGCAGTTGTTGCAACAAAATCGCCGTAGTTTCCAATAGCGGTTTCAAGTGTGGTTACTTGGTTACTTGTAGCGACGTGGTTTGAAGCAGTAGGCTCAGGAACAATTAATGCCCCGGTCATGGTACCACCCGCGAGATTTAGCTTCTCTCCAAGCTTTCCTCCCAACGCGGTTCCTAATTCTGATAAAATACTCATATGGCGGTTTGGTAGTTAATAAGGTTAAGATGAATAATTAAATAAGATGCAGCCTGCATCAATCGGTTGGCGGCTTTTTTTTACTCACCATCCCCATTTAAGGCGGATAGAAAGGCGTCCACATCCAATTCGTCGGATACTTCCTTGAAAGAATTTAGCTCTTCCGGTGCATCCTGGATGACTTCGGAAACAGTTTCGGTATTGGACACGACCTGATTTTGTAAAGCCTCCATTTCCTGCTTTGTCATGAAGAGGTCAACGACGCGCCCTGTTGTACCGTTTGCATTGGTCACAGTATTAGGGTCGTCGTTTACGCCCGCGCTGTTGAATGCTTTAATATCTCCCATTATATAATGGTATATGGCTCTCCCGGCTGACGGCTTCGCAACGCATGTATTGCCCGACCATAAACAAGTCTGTACTATTAGAACTCATTAGGGAGTGTCAGAGGATATTGTTGTTGTGCTAGAGAACGGGACTGCGTGTGCTGTTCCATTAGTTCCGCGGTCTGTCACGTTAACAACAGTTCCGCCGTCTGAAAGCCCCTCAAGGTCCCCCATTCTCCACCAGTGAACGGGTTGGTTTGTTAGACTCATTAAATTAGCGGGCCCGTTTCCTCCATTGTATATCTCTGTAATCTCAGAAGACGCATCAACATCCCAGACGGCCACCTCGTCCATGTACCCAAGAAAATATTTTGAGTTACTACCACGAATCCCTATTTTTGTGCTTGCGCTAAAGTTAAGGCCGAAAGGTGCGCCCTTAATATCTGCTGTAACAAGCTGTCCGTTAAAGTAAATTTCAAAGCCAGCAATACTGGCGTCTACGCTCAAGCTATTAGTCCAGTGGAAGAATATATGGTGCCAGTCAGTTGATATTACACTGGGCATTCCGTTTACTCCCGGAGTTGCATATGTACCGCCAGCGTTGCCATGAATGCCTAAAATAGGATTAGTTTGTTGGTGCACTCCTGAAGCTGTAGTTATAGCCCCAAGACCTGGCTCGAAATTATAACCTGAAAACCCAAATAGCCCCTGCGAGGAAGAGCTAGCGGATATAGTAGCAGTAGGCTTTATCCAGAACGACATTGATTTAACAGCTGTTGTGGATGCGGACACAGTTAAGTAGTCGGTCGATGCATCAAACAATGTGCTAAATTCATTAAGGAATGTATTTGCGAGTCCAGAGCTTGCGTATTTCCTCCAGTCAGGAGTTACGGGTGTAGTATCCCAAACCCAAATTTCGGAGGAGTCGGTGTTAAAATATGCGTCACCGTTTGAGGCAGTTGCTTCAATGCTTGACGCTGTTGTACTGTTTATTGTTAAAAACTTACTCATTAGTTGTAGGGATTAAATATCTTCCAGTTTGTTCCGTCATATACATAGAATGCGCTACCATCGCTATTGAGCGCGTAGGTGCCAATGTCGTACCCTGTTAATGCCGCTATCTCTTGCTCAGTTCCTGGTGTTATCGAGGATGCAAAATTTAATGGACCGTTGTTTAGCCCGCTCGGACCTGCGGCTGGCGGCTGGAGGCTTGCGGCCATCGAGCTTGGGCCTGCGGCTGGTGCTAAAAGAGTAGCGGATAAATTACCTGGGCCAGAAGCCGGTGGGTTTGAGCTAGCGGATAAACCGCTTGGGCCTGCGGCTGGTGGGAGAAGGGTTGCGGTTAAATTACCCGGGCCTGCGGCTGGTGCTAGTTGGACGGAGGATAAAGAACTAGGGCCTGAGGCCGGGGGTATTACAATAACTGTACCCGACGAGCATATATCTTTTTCCTTAACTAACCCGACCTTGTTTAAGGAACGGTTGCACACCCAATCCGACCGTTCTGCGGTCTTTGCGGATTTCCCCCAGCGTGCAACGAAGGCCATTGGACCTGCGGGGTTAAACTGTTACTGAGCTAACAGCGAGGCTTGCTGAACCATCCCCAACCTTATACCCAGCAGCATTTTTAGCAGCTACACAGTAGTAGTAAGTTCCAGTAGCACTGACAGAATCTGGGCTTGTTGTACTTGATGCATCCCAGGCAAGACTTGCTTCTACAAGCCGCAGCTCTTGCGTACTAAGGGCCGCGCCGCCGTGAATAGCGTCCAAAGCAGTTTGAAAATCGGACTCGGTTGCTTTGATTGTAGCTGCAGTAGGTTCACAAACATAGACTTCTAAACTGTCCACATCACCGGGATCAGAAGTTAAAGCAGTCCAAGATAGTTGAATATTAGCCATAATATATAAAAGGTTAAAAGAATTACTGTAATACTACGGGTCTGAGGCCCTTCCCATCAACCGGTTGCAGGTCTTCTCACTTTAAAAAGCTCGGGGTGCTTTACTTTTCTATTTTTTGATTCGATCTTAAGCGTTTTCTCTGCGAGACCCATTGGCGATAAGCCTTCAAGTGCGTTAATGACGGCTTTGATAGCAATTGTTTCTTCCGCGGTCGTGTCTCGGTCAAGCATTTTTGCGAGGTACCGGGCACGTTCCTTTTGAAAACGTTTCTCAAGATGTAGAAAAGCTTCGTCATTTGTTAGCCTTTTAATATCGGCTAACTGATCGAATATTACGATATCACTCATAAATCAAGCGGCTGCTATAATGAAAGCAAGCAGTTCAGCGTAACGCACACCTCCAGTGAATATACCACTTTTTGTTCTAAAGTCTTTCATGTTATTTGTTTTCTAAAGTTTCTATGCGTGAGGCGAGGTCGTTGATTGTAGATTGCTGGGATTCGTTTTGAGATTTTAGTTGATCAATTATTTGTTGTTGTTCTTGGATGGCTTTGGTGAGAACAGGTATTAATTTTGAATCAGATATTGCCCACGGCTCTTCGTTTTCATCTTCTCCGCCAACTTTAACGGCTTCTTTAAACACTTTGTGCATTTCTTGAGCAATAAAACCAAAGCGTTTACTCTTTCTTTTTTCTCCTACCCAATCGAAAGATCGAATTTGTAAGTTATTTACAATATTTAAACCTGACCCAGAATCCTTAATGTTTTCTTTTAGTCTAGCGTCTGATGTTTGAGAGATTACGACATCTGTACCATCGTATGAAATTTCACCAGAGAATTGTCCTGTGTTTCTAAAGTGTATATAATCTGTTGATTGGGTAAGGTCGGCATCAGTTTTATTTACATAAACACCAGGGGCAGAAGTACTAGCGGTAAAAACTCCGTAACCATTATTTGCAAATTTCCCTACAACGTGCAAAGGAGCAGTAGGACTATCCGTACCAATTCCTACGTTGCCGTTTTTTTGCACTCTAAATTTATGATTACCTGCTTGATCGGTTATCTTTAAATAAGCCGCCTCTTCATCAAGATTAACGTTACTATTTTGAATGTGTAAACCAGCTGGATTACCTGCTGTACTAGGGCTTATATCAATTTTAACAATATCACCACCCGTTTTTTCGTCTACGACTTTTAATTTAGCAGTAGGACTATCCGTACCAATTCCTACGTTGCCGTTGGAGTCGATGCGCATTCTTTCATTGTTATTATTGCCAAAAATAATCGGGGTATTTGCTAGACCTGTTCCGATAAGCAAACCATTGATACTCTCTTGAGCTAAAATTTCAGAATAATCAGCTACAGTGATACCATATCTTGTTAAAGTTCTACCTGAACCGTTGTTTAATAGATAAAATGTATCATCAGAATTGTTTTTTAAAGCAAGTCTTGCGTGAGCACTTGTACCAGCATTGCCGTTATCTATATTAATACCAACAGAGCTATCGTTGCTTTTAACTACGTGAAGTAAAGCATCAGGACTATCCGTACCAATTCCTACGTTGCCGTCGGAGTCGATGCGCATTTTTTCTGAACTATCTACATTAAACTGAATTCCTGAATTTATTGCATCTTGGCCTCCGTCAGCATTGAGAGATAAAAAAGAAGCATTATAACCTACCGTTCCATGAGATGAATCTGATTCATCTACCAAACGTATAGCGGGGGAAGTAGCTGATATTGTTAACTCGTCACTAGG